GTTGCTGGGCATTGCTAGTTAAATCTTTGATGTAGATAAAATCGCTAGTGGATGTACCACTTACATCGCTCAAGGCAAGAATGTCCTTTCCTTTTACAGTGATGGAAACAGTTGCTAGTGCCGATGCAGGGGCGTTACTGGTGGCAATTGGAGGAGTAAGAAATGGCCCGCGCTCTAATTGTGGCATTCCAATGCGAAGAGTAAAATCAATATCATTTGCATCGTATGTAAAATTTACATCTATGCGCGGCTGCACGTAAGCGGACGCGGCATTAACAAAAGTATAAGTTTGAAAAACCCTGCATTCTGACAACGATCCAGTTAAAGAAAAGTATTCAAAGCTTTGAAAAGGAGCTTCAATCATTGTGGTGCCATTATTGGTGACAAGATATAATTCTCCGTACGCAATGCCTGTCAGTGATCCTGCGACAATTTTTGCATAGCAAGACTGGGTCCACGTTTGCCCCTGCGCCACAGGAATCGCAGTGAGGTTATCCCAATAAAAATACAATTCTCTGCCGCCGCCGGCTGCTACCGAGCCAAAAAATCTTATGTCAATATAGGATATTCCATCGTCCACTCCAGTGCCGACAATAGAATACGAAAGCCCAATGTTACCAAAGAGTGACCAGTTTGTTGGAAGCGTTCCCGGAGTGCCAGCAACTGCTCCCACCATTGTATTATTACGAATACTATTTGTTGCCTGAATTACAGCATTTATATTGCTTCCTAAATTGTCCCAAGCCCTTTCCCTGTCTTCTACGTCTGAAAGGTTTTTACTTCTGACCAGTCCTGGCAGTGTCATTTATTGTTCCTCCCAGTTAAGAGTGGCGCTGGCAATACCACTTCCCACTCGTGCTGTTGCAACAACAAATAAAGCTCCAGTGTTAAAGTCACTATCAGGGGGACCGGCAATATACATTTTATCAGGCCCAAAGATATTACTTAGATCAAATTGTTTCGTTTCTCCAGCTCCGATGAAATAAGTGGCCACGCGAGTGTCTGGGGGAATCACTTTATACCCTTGCGTGTCTACCATCACTGCAGACAATGGATCAGCAAGAGAATTTTCAAACTTATGCGCCACATAGGAAGTTCCGCCGGCAGCAGTTGAACTTTGTGTGATACCACTTGCAGTGAAAGAAACGACGGCGGAAATGGTTCCACTTCCTGGGCTGTCAATGTTATTGCCTTCTGCAATGGTCACGTCACTAATAGTTGCACCGTCAAGCAGTTCCGCGACAACTGCAATTGGCCATGGATTAGAGCCGCTAATTGTTAAGCCACTAGCAACCCCAGAAGCGCTAATAGTAGTGGTAGTCCCTCCGCTTGCAATCGCAACGCTAAAAAGAGTTTTATCATTGCATCCCCCAAAGTCACGAGGCAAGCGAAACTCACCTACAACATTTCCATTGCGATCAAAATTTAAGGCTGGATAAGAGCTGGCAAACCATAACACGGGAGAATTTTCTGTATAAACGCCACTTGCTTGTGGCCAGAGTCCCATTCTCCACAGGCCAGCATCATCTTTTCTATAAATAGCCCCTTCTGTCACCCCACTGGCAATGGAAATATCGGCAACTGCGCTGGCATTAAATCTTGCCAAACGGATGGAAGTAGTGCCATCGGGGAGGGCGCGATCAGTGGTAATAGTTGTACGTGCCAAGTTGATAGCCGTTACGTGCGTATTAAAAATGTTGGTGCCCATCACCTTCACGCGCCTTCCAGATAGGTAATCAGTTGGCCCAGAAAGCTCTCCGCTAATGTCAGGAAATGTCCCACTCGCGATTGTTAATTGATTGCCTCCAGTTTTTGTCACTGCAATGGTTGAACCGAGTGCCCTAGAAATAGAAGTGCCGGCGCCATAGCCATATTGCACATCACGACAAAAAGCACCCTTAAATACCAAGTCAATGCGAGCGTCTGTTGAGGCATACGCAGCCAAACCAACTGGATAAACATTTTTTTGATTATCCACGTCGTTGATTTTGTCTTTTACATTGATGCCAATAATAGAGCGGCCAGTGGAGTCAATGTTCTTAGGCACATCAAGAGATGCGCTGCCAATTGTAACAGTACCCTTGTCTCCACCATCAATATAAACACTACTACCATAAAGATTGATAAATGTAGGCTTAGTGGCGCCAGCAACACTTCTCGCATAGGTAAACATGCGCATGTATGCACTGCGCAGGCTTGGCACTGTAAATTGATTTTCCGCGAAAATACGATGAAGCCTCACCCACCTAGCCTCACCATTGCCATCTGGCACATAAGCCAAAAAGCTAGCACCAACGGCACCGTACCAGCTAAATTCAATTTTGAACATGGTCACCTTGGACAAATCAAGGCCCCAGCCAGTACGGCCTTGCCCCACCAAAAGCTTGTCGCCATTCCAATTTTCCCTAGCCACTTTTAACATGCCTAGGTCAGGAGAGGTGCGAACAATGTATAAATCGCTTCCTTTTTCTAGCTGAAAATAATAACCATCACCATAAGCATTTCTGCATCCCCATTGAATAATTTCGCCTTCAACATTGGTTTCAGTGGACATTCGCACGCCCATGGTAAACCCCGTGACGCGACCGGGCTGATAACGAAAAGTGCGACGACTTTCCCAGTAAAGGCCAATCACTCCGTCTGTATAGCCGCCAGGAAATCTTCCTGATCCATCGTCTGATGGATAGGTGAAGCTTGTGGGTGGCGGAAAGGCATAAGCCTGAATGGCACTTTCGGCTGGCAAATGGCGCCAGTAATAGCCATAGTCTCCGTCAAAAGCCCATTCAGTAGGGTCTCTGTAATAGTTGTAAGTGGCAGAAACAATCGGCCCGCTAGCCCATTCTTTTGTATTCACTCCATAAATGTTAACTGCACTGAACAAACTTAAGGCAGTCTCAGAGCGTGGAATACCAAGCAAGCTCGTATCTACTTCGCTCTGTTGTGCGTTGATGGGGTTGATAAGCGCAGGGGTTTTAGCGTTGTTGGTGACAACCACTGGTATACACTTGCCTGCAGAAGCAAGAACTATTGTTTCCTCTGTGATGCCAGTAAGTTGTTCTTGTGTGTCGGCATCAATAAGCGGTTGTCCAGTAACCAAATCAATTAAGTCGGCGCTAACCTCGTCTGAGCCAGCGGGATCAGCGTCTTCCGCAATTTGATAATAGTTCTCAATATCGTCTTGATATGAGCTAGTCATGAGCCAGCCTCCTCATACCTGCTCTTCCCACGTCAAAGCAGCACTTATATTGACAGTACCAGAAGCCGATTGCGCAAAAACATAAAGAGTGTCGCCAGTGAGGGCTGTCAATGGATAGGAAAGATAGTCTTTGTTGTAGCCAAAATAAGGAGCCAAATCAATATCCACTCCACCAGCACCAACGAAAAACGTGGCCACAGTAGTACCGCCAGAAACAGTGCTAACCCCAGAACTGGTTGTAAATTCAATTGGGCTCAATGTATCGGCCGAAGTAAAAGAAGGCGTCCCGGAAACCGTTGTTGGATTTTTAATAAGCTTCACTGTTGCGCGTGCATCAGTACCAATTCCTAAGCGCGTAGGATACACTTGCATACGATTACGGACAGAATTGATGGTGCTCTTGGTGCGAAGAGCTATCAACGTACTTCCACTTGTAGTGATCGAGCGATCTGCGGAATTGCTTTGAGAACGAGCAGTAATGGTTCCTTTGTCACCGCCATCAATGTAGTAAGACGCACCATATTTATACACTGAATTCTCGTTGCCACTACTTGCCTTTTGGACCAAATAGCTAATTGGCAGCGTAGGATTAGCAAGGCTAGGACTTGTGAGTTGATTAGAGGCGCGAATGTGGTGCATCCTCACCCAGCGAGCTTCGCCTGCCGTCGTTGAATCGGGAACATAAGCAAGAAAATGTCCGCCAACAGCACCGTACCAACTATATTCTGTTTTGAACATTGTCACTTTTGAAAGGTCAATATCCCAAACGCTTTGACGAGTTACTATATTATCATTTTCATCTACCACGGCCGTACCATTGCCATAAGTAACATTAGGAGAGCCAACAGAACCGCTGATGCTGACGGTAAAGCTTGAGCGCCCTGGAGTGCGATCAGAATAATACTGCGTGCGGTCTTGGCCGTCTAAGCGATCATGGCTGAAGTATTTGCGTGGCACCCTGTATTCATAGGTGTAACGATAGTCAGTGGGAACTGCCAAGAAGGAAGAAGAAACAGTTGCGGCTCCATCAGAGGAAGCGTTGCCTCCAATGTTGACGCCACTTCCTTGCAAGCTGCGATCAAACAAAGCAGCGTGAATATAAGTGAGCCCTGCGCGGACAATAACTAAATCAGTGCCAGCGGTGCCACGCTCTCCATCGGCTATATTTGGATTGCGAATGCCACTTTCATCGCTTTCGAAGGCGCTTGTTCGCCTCACGCAATACAAATTAAATTCTTTGTCTGCAATAGATGCTTGTCCGCCGCCTTGCACTTCAATGTAATAACCATCACGTTTATCAAACGCTCCGAACTTCTTGATGTCGGTAATATCAGTGCTCGTAATGGTTCTCACTCCAAACGTAGCAGCACTCACCCGCCCAGGCTGATAACGGAAAAAACGCTTACTACTTAAAATTTCATAAGCATTAGTAACTGCAGTGCCAAGGCTTACTTTTGCTGCGCTTTCGGAGGCAATATGAGTGACAGTACCAGTGCCTTCATCTTGCCATTCGTTTGGATTGATGTCATATGTGGTAACATCTGCAAAAATACCAAGTGCCACTTCAGCACGAGGAATGCCAAGCAAGCTCAGGCTTACTTCACTAATTTGTTGATTCTGCACTTCTACCGGCACTGCTTCTTGGTCGGCAGCGATCACCACAGGTAAGCTGCTTTCTGCGGGCTGTGGACCAGGCGGAATCGGTGCAGTACGTCCTACAGTAACAACCGCTACGCCTTCTTTCAGTTCATCAGCCATGGCTTAATTCTCTATGGGAAACAATTAGAAACCGTGGAGCCAGCAAACACGTTGCCAGCCACGATTGTATCTTGTCTCAGTCTATAAACTGAGCCGCCCAATGCGGCGTCTGTTACGCCGGAAAGTGATGCAATAGTGAAAGAATAAGGAGGTTGGTAAGAAATGCTGGTGAGACCACTATAAATAGTCGCGCTAGTGCCATTGTAATTGATAGAAGATTGTGCAGTGGAGCGAAAAATGGCACGCTCGGAAGAAGCAAGCGTATGATTAGTTTGCGAAACAAACACACCACTAGCAACGCTTACTAAATCAGCAAGCTCCTCCTCTGTTTCAATGCGCACGTCCCAAACAAGCGGAGAAGATGCTACGCTTGAACTTTCCGTCGTATAAGCATTAGGGAAAAATACGCTTTGAGGTGTAGTGGAGAGTCCGTAGTTATCCCACAAGAGAGCAGTTTGCTGAGAAGTAAGCCAAAGACGAATTCGCCCTTTTGAAAGTGGCTCCTGTTTTTCCGCATTGATATTCAACACTTGAGAGAAAGTATTGTCGCTGGTTCGCTTCCATACAGAAGCACAAACCGTCACATTGGTGAGATCAATAGGAAGACCATTTGTATCCTGCAAAAGCAGACTAAAACCATCGAAATAATCTCTCTGCAATACATGCAGATCAAGCTTAGGAGCAAGACCAGTGGGGATAAAAACCGTCACGCTGACACTTCCCTGTAAGAGACAAACACTGAATAATTAGTGGTGCCACTTACCACTGCATTGATTTTTTCGCCACTGGCACTTTCAAAAAGTCCCAATGGGTTGGAGAGAGTAATGTTGCCATTTGCAGGTAGATGAAATGGAGGTGTCTTGTCGCTTGACCCACCACTCTGTAGTTTTACCGTACAACCAGAAGAAGCAGTGATAGCCATTGATAGCACACGCAGTTTATTGCTTGCCACTGCAGCAACTACATCCACATTGCCAGAGCTAGTCACTTGTGCGCTTTTTAATGCGGAATTAAACAAATCATTCTGCACGATGTAGGGATCAGAATTGCTCCCAGCACCCGTGGCTTTCACGTAGGCAGCATTACCAACCGCATCAAGTCCGTAAAGGTTGGCCATATCAAAGAATCAAGAACAAATAGCGTTGGTTAGGAAGAATTGTACCATTGGAAAGTCGTATATCTTGGCTTGCGGTGAAGTCAAAAACCAATGGACTTGCCAAGACGACTGTGCTGTAAGCATAGGGCGAGCGCCTGCCGTTAATGCCAATACTAGCAATTCTAATCCTATAAGAGCTATTGGTTACATAAATATCCGATGGAAAGCGAATGAAGTTGGCGGCAGTTGTTCCAATGCGTATCCACTGATTGTCAGATGTGTCCAAAAAATCCACCTCAAAAGAAGCGATGAACGGATTGTTCTGCGGAATATTCCAGCATATTGCAGGATTTACTGCAGCATTAAGAATGGAATAGGAGGAATACTGAGGAAAGTCCCATGTAACTTCGTTATACGCCATTATGAAGGCACCTCCAAAACAATACTTCCACCATTTACTTTGGGAACCACTTGAGGGCCTGCAACGGAAGAGCGAGAAACACTAAGTTGCGTGCTTTCATCAGTGAGGGCAAATTTGGTTTCATCGTACAACGCTCCTAACACAGTAACCACGCCATTCTCCTCAACCACTGAAATCACTCTAAACTTCCTCACCCCATCGCTGCCTTCCTGCAGCACCCATGGCGCACCAACTAATGGCACGGCAGGCAATGCCGATAACAGCGTAAGAACGCTAGCACTTCCTGGAGAGTTAGTGACAGCCCGCGATTGAACTGTGCCGTCAGCAAGCATTACACTCACTTGATAAGAATTGCCGGAAAGAATTGTAAAAGGAGCGTCAATGGAAAGAGAAGTGGTAGTAGCCCCAATAATACGCCCTCCAAATCGCTTGCCTCCTTTGGCCGGATCTGCAATTCCAATGATTTCTCCAGGGAGCACGAAAAAGCCTTCTGTTGCAGTTTT